ACTTTCTTTTATTGCTAAGTAACCTGGAACCACTATGACCAAGCGCGCTAGATCAGACAGCGCTGCTGGCCTCACTGAGATCACTCAGGGGGCGATAAGCGGCGCACCCAAACCACCGGTAGGGGTAACTATCAGTCCAGCCGTGCAGCCCTTCTGGGAGCTTGTCACGAAAGCAAAAGCCAAACGTGCATGGACCGGCAACGATTTGGTTATGGCGGCAGAAGTTGCCCGGTGCATGTACCGGCTTGAGGTTATCTCTGCAGAACTTGAGAAGTACCTTGCGCTCTCGCTTGTGCCGGCGATGGAAGGCGAAGAAGAAGTGTTCGACTCGAAAGAAATGGAAAAGCTTGCCGACACACTGGCCAAGCGCGTTCGAATGCTGAGCGCTCATCTGCAGATCCATGCCGAGGCCACACAAGGCAAGTCTAATAAGCAGGTAGATCAGAATTCAGCCCATAAGCAAGCGTCTGAATTCGCGGGATCACCAGAGGATGACGGCCTCCTGGCTAAGCCGATGCACTAATGGATAAGAAACTGTCACGTGGCGAGCGCGTCATAGGCTTCATTGAGCGCTATTGTCGCGTCCCTGAAGGCAAACTGATTGGCGAACCGCTCAAGCTTGCACCGTTTCAGAAGAGATTCTTGCGCCAAGTCTATGACAACAAGGCAGGAACCAGCACCGCATACCTGAGCATCGCAAGGAAGAACGGCAAGACCGGCTTGATTGCAGGCATTTTGCTTGCTCACTTGGTAGGCCCAGAGGCTAAACAGAACTCACAGATCGTTTCCGGCGCCATGAGCCGAGAGCAAGCGGGCATCGTGTTTAACCTGGCCTGTAAGATGATCAACTTTAATCCTGCCCTGCAGGAGATCGTCCACATTATCCCAAGCAGTAAGCGGCTGATCGGCAAGCCCATGAATGTCGAGTACAAAGCGCTGGCAGCCGAGGGCAAGACGACGCACGGTCTATCACCGGTGCTTGCGATACTGGACGAGGTGGGACAGGTCAGAGGCCCGCAAGATGATTTTGTTGATGCGATCACAACCGCCCAAGGCGCACACGATAACCCCTTACTGATTGCCATAAGCACGCAGGCGGCCACCGATGCAGACCTGTTCTCCGTGTGGTTGGACGATGCCGAGCGCTCGAAAGATCCGCACATAGTCAGCCATGTTTATTCGGCCAGCCCTGAAAGCAAGCTAATAAGCATGAAGGCATGGAAGGAGGCTAACCCGGCGCTGGGCTTATTCCGGTCACTGGCAGATTTGGAGAAGCAGGCAGAGCGAGCCAACAGAATGCCAAGTTCGGAGAACACGTTCAGGAATCTCTGCCTGAATCAGCGAGTGTCAACGGTTTCGCCGTTTGTCTCCAAGTCGGTATGGGAATCGTGCGGCGAACAGCCCAGCGACCTGACCGGCATGCCGGTATACGGCGGGCTTGACCTGTCAGCGCGGACAGACCTTACCTCCCTGGTGCTCTGCGGCACCGATACAGATGGCATCCGGCACGTTCAAGCCTACTTCTGGGCACCGGAACAAGGCATTCATGAGCGTTCAAAGCGGGATAGATCACCGTATGACGTGTGGGCAAGGGAAGGATTCTTGCGAACAACCCCCGGCGCGACGGTTGATTACGGCTTTGTCGCTGCCGAGATGGCTGAAATCCTGGCGGATCTGGACATTGAGCTGGTTGGTTTTGACCGCTGGCGTATGGATGTATTCAAGAAAGCGTGTGAAACCCTCGATCTTGACTTCCCGATGATCGAGTTTGGCCAGGGCTTCAAAGACATGAGCCCTGCAATTGACGCGCTGGAGTCTGACCTACTTAACGGACGGCTACGCCACGGTATGCACCCGGTACTAACGATGTGTGCAGCAAACGCAGTCGTCACGAAAGACCCGGCCAATAATCGCAAGCTTGACAAACACAAGGCCACAGGCCGCATCGACGGCATGGTGTCACTTGCCATGGCCCTCGGTGTGGCAGGTGGCCATGAAGGCGACGGTATAGATATGGATTCCTTTCTCTCCGACCCATTGGTACTCTAATGAGCCTATTTAGTTCGCTTAGCGGATTTTTCAGAACACCGGGAGCACCGCCTAGAGTCGATGGGCTGCAATCGGGCATGCCTACCAGTTACGGAACAATGGCGGCGGCTGATGTCAACTTTGATACCGCAATGCAGATCAGCCCGGTATGGGCGGCGGTCAAACTCATCTCTGAATCCATCGGCTCTATGCCGTTTAATATTTATGAGTTAGGACCGGAGGGCCGCAAGGTTGCTGTAAACCATCCGCTTCATCGCGTACTCACTCAAAGGCCAAACCAGTACCAGACAGACGTGGAATTCTGGGAGAGCATGGCCTTAAACTTGGCTATCAGCGGCAACGCTTACGCAATCATTCAGCGCGCAGGATCTCGGATTATCGGCTTGCTGCCCGTCTCATCCTCTCAGGTTGAAACGACACTTTTAACTGATGGCACGGTGATCCACACATACACGACCGGCGCAAACGTCAAGGTTTACACCGACCAAACGATGTGGCACGTCAAGCTTTTCGGTAACGGCATTGTGGGGCTGTCTCCACTTTCATATGCCCGCAACTCTATCGGCATTGCCCTGGCTGCTGACAACCGCGTAAGCAAGGTCTACAGCAATGGTGCGAAGCCATCCGGCATTCTGACCATTGACAAGACACTGACCCCCGCGCAGAGGACCCAAGTACGGGCGGCATTCGCAGGACTGGAAGAGGGCAACGAAGACAGGCTGTTTGTGCTTGAAGCCGGGATGGAATACACCCAGGTCAGCATGAGCCCGCAAGACATCCAGCTGCTGGACTCCAGGCGATTCCAGATCGAGGACATTGGCCGTTTCTTTGGCGTGCCGTCGATACTTCTTAACCAGACGTTCGGCCAGTCAGCGCTTGGGTCAAACGTGTACGAGATCCTTTCAGCCTTCTACAAGCTGAACCTCCGGCCCTATCTTGAAAAGTTTGAGGCATCAGTCCCGCGTTGGCTAATGGCTCCCGGCGACTATGCAAAATACGAATGTGAATTTGACTTTGACGCCGCGCTGCTGCGGGCCGACTTGCTCACCCGAATGCAGGCCAACCGAGAAGCCATTAACTCCGCCCAGTGCACACCCAACGAGGCGCGTATCAGTGAAGGCAAGCCGGCGCTGCCTGGCGGCGACCAATTACTTATTCAGGGTGCAATGATCCCTATACAGCAAGCAGGTCAAAAGCCTGGGGAGCTACCGAATGGAACGGAAGAATCTTAGTCTCGACGCAACCGGCCTGAAAATGGTCGGAGATGGCCACAAGTTCAGCGGCTATGCCTCAGTGTTTGGCGGGGTGGACAGCTACGGCGACACCATTATTCCAGGCGCTTACAAGAGCACCATCGGCGAAAGGCCACAGCCCATTGCTATGCGGTGGAATCACCACGGCCCAATCATTGGCAAGTGGGTAAAAATGGAAGAGGACGAGACGGGCCTGTTCGTTGAAGGCGAGCTAACACAAGGCCACTCCGTAGCTGATGACGCTTACGCGCTACTGAAGCACGGAGCCGTTACCGGGTTGTCTATTGGCTACCGGGCCGTTAAAGAAGTGGAGAACAAAACGGGCGGCTATGACCTGCAAGAGATTGATCTGGTAGAGATCAGCGTTGTGGAGTCTCCCGCCGATCTTTCGGCAACGGTGGCTAGCGTCAAGTCAGCCATCAAAGAGGCCGACTCATTGAAACAAATTGAAGCCCTGCTGCGTGATGCTGCCGGGTTCTCAAGGGCTGATGCGACAGCGCTGGTAGCGCGCATCAAGTCTCTGTCTCGCGGTGAGCGCGACGACGAAACCAAGGCCAGCGAACTGTTAGCTGTCATTCAGGCAGCAACGAACCAAATCACCGCGAGGAAATCCTAATGGAAGTTTCAGAAATCAAAACAGCGCTTGACGCGCACGGCGAAGCCATCAAGACCGCTATGGCGAAGTACGACCAAGAGCTGGTCGAGCATGGCAAAGCATCCACCGCACTGACAGGCCAGATTGATGAGCTGTCAGAACAATACAAAACCATGCGCGACGAGCTTGCGGACCTGGCACAGCGTCAGACCCCCGCCTCTCTCGAAGAGCATAAGGCAAAGACTGCCGGTTTTGAGTTCATCAACTCCGAGCAGTTCAAGGCTCTGGCTTCTGGTCAGCGTGAAAAGGCTCGCTTCGAAGTCAAGAACACTGTCGTCACTGGCGATAACATGCCGTTTGAGATGCAGCGCCCTGGCGTCATCCCCGGCAGTTTTGCACCGCTGACCATTCGCCAGATGATCCCGACCATCACCGTGGCGAGCAATTCCGTTAGCTCACTGCGTGAACTGGCATGGACCAACAGCGCTGCCGAGATTGCCGAAGCGACTGCCAAGCCCGAGTCGGCCATCACGTTTGAACCATACAACGTACAGATCGAAACGGTTGCTCACTTCATCAAAGTGTCTAACCAGCTTCTGGCTGACGCGCCTGCGGTTGCCGCGTACATCGACACCCGATTGCGTGACGGCCTGGCTCAGCGTGTTGATATGCAGTTGCTGCTTGGCACTGGCCTAACGCCCAACCTGTCCGGCCTGACTGACGCTGGCAACTTCACCGCTTTCACTCCAAGCTCCGGCGCTAACCTTGTTGAGTCAATCAATAAGGCGAAGTACAACCGTTGGGCTGTCGGCGAAATGGCGGATACAGTCATCGT